CATCAACTATGGAATAAAAAGCTCCATCACCTGATGTGCTTCCACTTGGTAAATACTTTACTGTTAAATTACTTGGTGTTGTTGAAAAAGTCTTTTCTGGAAACCTTGTTCTGCCAACAAGTCTAAATTTAGCTTTAGAATTTTCCTTGTATACAGGTCTTAACCCTTTCATATAAACAACTAAATCTTCTAATTCAGTTGAAACTAATGGTGATAAGGAACCAGTTATCCATTTTGAATCATCCCAAACTGCTTCTAATGTTGGTGGATATTTTGTATGAGTATCACTTGAGAAGAATTTCAAATTACCAAAACGATCTGTGCTACCTTCATCTAAAGACGAAGATGTATTACCAACACTACCACTTCTTTTTACTATAAATCCATTGTTGGGTACTGTTCCTTTAATAAATTTATCTACAATATCAGTAACATTCATTCTAACATCTTTAGTTTTTTTATTAAAAGACATAGAAGCTTCAAATCCAGGGCCTTCATACCAAAGACCACCTGAAGCTGATATTGGTGGTCTCCAAAGAGTGCTTACAGTAGCACCATCTCTAAAATTCCAACTCGCACCCTCAGTTGTTGTAGGATTATCATAAGAACGACCATCACCTTCAATCCAAGCACCTCCACTAACTGGATATGCATATATACTTTGAGATGTAGCTAACGCACTTGGATTAGCATCAAAAAGATTTAAGAAAAATGAACTTGAAGCTGGATTTGGGCCTACTGCAGGAATCAAACCACTTGAAATTGAACCTGATATATAGTTTAAATCAAATTGAATTAAAATTCTTGAGACAGATATGTTCGTACCAGAAGCTGGAACGTTTTTTTGAATTTCTAAAACTTCATCCAAACCAGCGTTTAAACTTGAACTAGCTTCATATAATGTTGTGTCTTTGTCTGCAAATGTAAAATAATGCATTTATTATTCTCCTGGCCCTAAGTTATCACCAACAACTTTACCTTTGATGTCTGTATTAGGGTATTTTACTTCAAATATACTTGGGTCTAATGCTGTATATATTACGCCATTAATCGTTGCAGATTTGATATCAAAAACATTTCCTGAATACCCTTCTGATGGTTTGTATTTGTTTGTAACTACAATTGGTAATTTTTCTGGATTATTTTCTGTTGGTGGAACAACTGAAGATACACCATCAACTAAAGACAATTCATATATTATATCAGACAGAATTATTGGTTGACCAATTTGCCAGTTTTTTATATCAAAGTAATCTTGAACTACACTTACACATCTAAGTAGAACATCATTTTTATTAAATCCAACTTTAGTTAATATTGCAAAGTCCACTGCTACATCAATAATGTAAGCGTCTTTTATATTTACTGCATCAGTAACAAGTCTAAATTGAGAAAGGTATGTTTTTAAATTTTCTTTAACAGTTGGTGATAATTGTGTTAAATTTCCAATTGAATCATAACCAAGTGAATACATATTCATTGCTAATGGATTTGGTATCCTTGATACTTGTAATGCTCTTAGTGATTTACCAATATCATCTTCATTAACTTTTCTATTTAAATCATCCAATTCAAATGACTTACTTAATTGGTCATCTTGTACTAAATGAACTTTTGCAATGTTACCAAACTTTGCTGGAAGAGCATATGCTCTAACAATATAATCTTCTTTAGTTACTGACCTCTGTTGTGATTGAAAATAAGCCAATGCATTTTCTCGTACTTCCCTAACACTCTGACCACCAGCACCACCAGTTGCAGGATTTGGATTTGAAAAACCTACAGAATTTTTTGATTCTTGAACTACTCCAGCAGTTAATAAAGCATCTTGTATTTCAAATGTTATTGAAGATAACTCATTAATTTCACCACTATTAACATTATCATCAATACCACCACCGTGTGAATATTTAATTGTAAGTGTTGTATTAGATGGTGCTAATCCAAAAGTTCTTGTGTCTAAAAAATTACTTGGGTCAAAGGCTTTATTTAAATAAGTTGGACTACCTGGTAAATTAGAACCAACTGAATCTGGATTTGGTATAATATCTTCATCAGGATTATTTGATATACCAGCTCCAAACCTCAATGTGGTTTCATCATTATCATTTATATATGTTGTGAACCTACGAGAAGTTTTTTTCAATTTTAAAATATAAGGTGCTGTATCTCTATTAATAACTGATGTAGGATCATTTGTAGAGTTATTTTCTACCTCATCAAAAATTGTATCTCTTGCTAATGAGTCTACTTCAGACCAATTATTACCATCACTATCAGTACACGATATAATTTCTATAACATCGTCATTACCTAATTTTATTTGAGAATACTTTTCAGATGACCCAAATGAAAAGAACTCTGTTGAAATATCACCACTCTCAGCTTTAACTTGTTTTTTTAATAAGTATTTTGTTGGTGTTCCACTATCACTTTCAAATATTGTAGATACACGTGGACTTGATGGTGTATCAAATTTAAAATTTACATCTTCTAGTGTTCTAAACGTTGTACCTGTTGATGATGCTTTTACAGTAACTCCAGCTTTTACTGTAAGTGCGTATCTGTAATCTGGGTTTCCATTTAAAGCTGGAATGGTTTGGAATACATCTAAAACTACATTAGATGGTGAAGTTACTCTTGGTTTATATCCAAATGATTGTGCTATATTATATACGTTTCTTTTTTCTTCCGCGTAAGCAAGAAGTGATTCTCTAAATTGTGAATCAACATAATATGAAAGAACATCACCAACGTAAGATGCCATTTCAATAAACATCATACCAGGTGAAGCTTCGTTAAAATCATTATATGTGTTTGGAAAATATATTTTAGCAAACTCTATAAGATTATCTCTAAAGTCACTAAAGTCTTTGTTAAGATAATTAACTTGTTTTACCATATTCTTTTTTGTACTTGTACGTGCCATTATAAATCCCTACTAATAGTTTCCTTGTGCACCTGACCCACCAGCGTCCAATGTTATTTGTTGTTGTGTTGAAGCATTTAATGTAGTAGAATATTCTATTTGTACAAATATTTCACCCTTATCACCCTCTTCAGTTAAGGTAGTAACTTCTTGTATATTAATATAAGGTAACCAAACACTCACAGCTCTAATTACTTCTGCTTTAATATTAACTGGTAATTCATCATCTTGTTGTTCAAAACAAAGAGCTCTTAATGTACTACCAAATTGTGGTTGATTTACTCTTTCACCTACGTGAGTTAATAATAAATTCTTTAGATTGTGTTGAGCTTGTTCTAAAGAATTTTTTGTCATAGCAAAGTCATTGAACGCATCCCCTCTAAGTGGAAAAGATAAACCAATTGTTACATTTGGATTCAAATCATTTTCTCTAGCACTTGCCATTATTTACCCTTCATTTTATCGTGTTTCATTAAAGCACTATAATCTCTTGTTAGTGCATTTGTCACGTGTTCAGGAACTTGTTCTAAACTTACACCAGCTTTTTTAAATGAATCTACAGCCACCATATCTCTTTTAACTTCTTCAGGTTTACCATATCCCATAAGTTCAGTAATTTTATTTGTATCAAATGTTCCACCACCCATTGTAGGATATTCTGACTTTTCACCTTGTATACCACCTGCAGTTTCATTTAAAACTTTATTCAAAACATCATCTTTAGTATATTTTACTTCTTTTTTTGTTTTTGGTTTTTGAATTTCAGTCACGATATTTTCTAATTTAGGGGAATCATCTGATGATGCATTCTCTTTTATAAATATCTTTTTAACTTCTTTTTTAACTTCCCTACGGACAGCTTCTTGTATTATTTTTACAAGTTCTTTTTTGGTCATAATAACTCCTTATTATTTTTTTAATTTTTTTAATCCCTCGTCTATTCCTAATTTCGTAATATCAGAAGCATTTGGTATATTTGGAATTTTAGGTACTTCTGGTATTTTTGGTATCTTAGGTACTTCAGGAAGTTTAAAATCTGGATTAGCCGTTACCACTTGTTTATTCAAAAACGTTTGTTTTGTAACCACTTCAAATAACCTTTTAAGTTTAGGTGGTAGTTTTAAAGCTGCTTTTGCAATATTAGCTGGACTTCCAGATAAAGCTCCTAGTATATCACTCATAAGAGTTAATATATCCGATTGAAATTTTAATAACACATCACCTCTTATGGTTGGTATCATTGGGGCTCTTGGGTCACCCATTTTAATTGTTTGACCTTTTTTAGCGTTAATACTAATCTCATCTGCTTCTAAAAATATATTATTTCTTCCAGTAATAAATATGTCATCACTTTTTATTAACACATTTGCACCCTTTATTTCCTTACCATTAAAAGTCGTTTGTTTAAATTCAATTCCATTTGTTGTAAGATAAATGGAACTATCATCCGTATCTATATTTTCAGATTTCATCTCTGAAGTATCTCCATCATTAGCTCTTAATTTTATATTTGGTGAATTATTTTTTTTGTTTCTATCAAAGTGAATTGATTGACCCATTCTACCTTCAAATAAAGTGCATCCCTCTGAAATTTGTATTGGTCTTACATCTTTACTTTTAAAAGTTCCATCTGCAGAATATGTTGTTTTTGAATCGTAAGTACCACTTATACCAGGCATAGAATTTTCATTAGGTTTGCCTTTACGATTTAAAATTGCTGTATAGAAATGTTGTCCATTATATTCTGTAGCAATCACGTGTTCACCAACTACTGGAACTGTCAATACAGCCGTTTGTACTGGCCTTAAAATAACTGCAGGTTGACTTGGGTCGTTGAGATAAGTTCCTGTGACACTACCTCTGTTTAAGGGGTCATCAGTAATAATACCTGTCACTTCGAATGATTCAGTTTCGTGAAAATCATATTGTGATGCGTCAATACATTGTTTTATATAAGAGCTGATTTGAGATGGTGTTGGTAATCTACCAAAACTAATATCTGGTATTTTGAAAAGCCTCTTTACTCTGAACATTTAATCTACCTTATTTACTGATTCTATTTTATTGTGTATCTTGTCTGATTCTACTTGTATATCTTTTATACTGTCTTCTAATCCTGAAAGTAGTTGTGTCTTTTCTTCATCTGATAATCCATATTCATCTTCTGAACCAGCTTTACCTTCAGCAGAAATAAGTCGTTGTACGATACCAGCCATCTTAACGAGTTGGTCATCGTTCTTTACATTTATCTCTAAATACTCTTTAATCATAGGTACTATCTGAACTGCAGTATCACCGTCTTTAATAAACTGAACAAGTTCTTTTGTTAGTACCTCAAGTTGTTTTCTATTAAATTCTGTATTGTCGTAGATGTCTTTAAATAATGATGATAGTGATTTACCATCAAAGATTTCATAATCTATAGCCATAGTTTACCTAAATGTTTTTATCTAATAATAAATATATAATAACCAAAAAACCTTCGTATATAAATATATATTGAGATTTATTATTTCTTAACAATATAGTTATTATTGAGGGTTACTCGGTTCTGTAAAATTACTGAGTAATCCTTTTTTTCTTAACTAACGGGAGAAAACCAAATGAAGGAAATCGTAACAACAGTCAAGGGATGGGTAGATGACATAGCTCATCTAATGCTATCTCTTGTCGCTATCGGTGCTGTATCAGAAGTAACATTCGGAAGTGGTATCTTTGGCGTTAATGTTATAGGTAACCTCACATCCATCATTAATGGGTTCGGCGAGTCGGGTTTCGCTGGGCTTGTCGCCTTATTGGTGTTGGTGGGTTTATTTCGCAAGTAGGACGAAATAGCTCTACATTCCTACAATCAATGTAGGGCAAAGAAAAAGGGAAGTTTAAACGCTTCCCTTTTTTTGTTTATATAAGAGCCGATGGAGGGAATCGAACCCCCGTCGCAGACTTACAAAGACTGTGCTAAACCACTCAGCTACATCGGCAACTTGACTACATTCGGTTATAACCTATTGTAACCGATAGGAGAATCGAACTCCTGTTGCCAGGATGAAAACCTGGAGTCCTAACCACTAGACGAATCGGTCATTGTGGAGCTGACAGGAATCGAACCTGCGACCTCCGCAGTGCAAGTGCGGCGCTCTCCCAAACTGAGCTACAGCCCCATACTTCATGTCAGTAACGACATAAGTTTATTTGGGTGGTGAAAAGATTTTCTTAGCACCCCTCATAACAGCTTCAAGAAATTTATTATTCTCTGTTGTTTTTTTTCGTCTATATCTTCTTTTAGCCTGTTTATTAATTGTAGTGTAACTAGTGTCGTCTCTATAATTATTTTTATTTATTTTCTTTTTTGTCGTCTTTCTTGGCATTTTAATCTCCTTTAAAATATACTTCCTGTATTTGATGTATCTATTTATCCGCTAGCTGAAAACTCCTCTATCATATTAAAATAATACTTTTTCATTTGATTTACAACTCGTGTAATATGTTGTGTATTACTACCTGTCATTTCACGAATCATAATATACAAAGCTTTCTTATTAAAATTTTCTATATTTGTACGTCTTCTAAATATTTCTAAAACAGAATCTGCAACTAATATATCTTTTTGTCTACTAAATATATTTGTTATATTGTTATCCCAATACTCTAACATTTGAATTACAAACTCTGAGTTAAACTCACCAACTGCTTCATCAACAGTTTCAGAATGAACATTTCTTTTATAATCCAATCTATCTATTTGGTCGTGAATCTTCATCTTCTTATAATTATTATTATTATTTAAAATCAAATAGTTTTTACCAACCACAGAAAAATAAGAAAATGCTCTACCCTTATCGGCTTGATATTTAGGCATTTGCATTACTAAAAAAGAAACAACTTCTGCTTTCACTTCTTCGAATGGATAGTCAAAATAATAAAACTTAAAAGTATGAATTAAGTTTTCTGCCATCTTTTCAAATGCGGCATGAATGTGTTCTTGATAAATTCTATTTTTAATTACTGGGTTAGAACTCTCATTGTATCTAATAATAGCTTCTTGAACTGGTGTTCCAAAATAAATTTTACTTTTCTTTTTACGCTTTTTCTTAATAACCGTTTTAACTGGTTTTTCAAACACTTTCTTTACTTCAACTTTACTTGGCATTTACTGGTTCTCCTTTTAATGTTTTTAATTCTTGTACTGTATTTTTTATGAGTTTAAATACTGTTCCAACCTCATCATCAGCTTCAAAGTGACCTGTTGAATCTATTTTTTTTAATTCGTCTTGTACTATTTGTATGTCTTGGGTAAAACGTTCTACCCACATTTCTAAAAACTCAGTTTTTCTAAATAAGTTCCATATAACATAACCTTCAAGAATAACAAATACTCCTAATATAATTTCTAGTATCATTATTTATCTCCAAACAATTCATCAAAAAGGTCTTTAGATTTTTTAGAAAGTTCTTCAGAAGTTTCCTTCATAGTAACGGCCTTTTTAATATTTTCTACGTTACCTTGAACTTTAATCTCTTCTTGTTTTTGACTATTTTCCCACTCATCATATTCTATGTGGGTTGCCATACTATCAGCTTGATGTAGTATGTAAGCTATATTAGATTTTAGACTATTACCCTTACCATAATTAATGTAATATTTTTTGTTAGCCTCTTCATACAAACCATCAGCAAGTCGTAATCCAATATACTCGTTCTCTGTCATAGGAATCTGAAACTGATTCAGTAAGAATACTGCTCTATCTGTAACCGTCATATATTGTAGTTCACTATTATGTGTAAAGATTGAACCTTGATTCTTTCTATGCCACTCTGATTCTTGTGGAACATAATAATCCTTATCCATATCACCAACTTTACCTAAGTCGTGATGAAGAGCTGCGAAGATAACTTCTTCTGTAGTGAAGTCTATTGTAGCTCCTTCTGATTGCCATAGGTTTGTAATCTTCAATGCACAATCAACAACGTGAAGTACGTGTTCTACATAACCACCAACGTGTGCGTAATGAAAATATTCAGTACCACTTGCTGGTGCCATACACATCCTATCTTCAAAGTAATCATACATCTTATTGAGTTTTTCTAATCTGTCACCCTCAAATGTATTCGTAATCAAGTTACGAAGTTTTTGCCAATTTTCTTGTATTTGTTCAGCTGTTAGTTCTTTCATCTACCTACATCTCCTAAATATTTTTCTTTTGTTTCTTCCCAACTCATCCCTACTATATCACCATAGAAAAGAGCTTCGGGTTTAATATTATTATTATCATATAATTTTGTGTATCTTCTTATTGCTTTAGGTTTCCACCAATTCATAATGTAATCTACATCATTAACAAACTTTGGTTTCATCACTAAATCTTTTTCATCAATTTCATTTCTTAAATATTCTAAACCATTGTCGTACATATTAGCAAAAAATACACCACGTTTAAATCCGTGTTCATAAGTTTTAGGCTTTATTTTTAAATGTCTAAATATACGATTGATTGTGTTTTGTTTTGGGCCTGTCGCATCTTGTGCTTTTTTATATTCTTCATAATGATTTTCTTTTAACCACTTAGCCCATACAAAGTAAGCTGTATCATCTGGCTTAATTGATATTTTACCAGCTGATTCACCAAGTGTCTTCCAATGAGGAATACCATTATATTGTGAGTGAACCCCATAAAGAGAGGTGGTGGTTACACCAATTAATATATCATTATAATTTTTATACCAAGTGTCTCTTAGTAGAGATGAAGTTACAAGTGCTGATATTAACTTACCACCTAAAAAATTAAAACCTAAAGGTTGTGTCGGAACAATTGAAGTTCCAATACAAGTATTATTTAATTTGTGGTCAACAAATTTATTATCCTTTGTCCAACCAATATAATCGTCACGAACTTTAATAGAAGTTACATCTGAAGCTATTGATATGACACCAAGATATTTATCACTAACTCTATCCTTAACATAAAATCTAATATTTCTGCCAGGATTAGAAGAAAATTCCATAGATGAAATCATTGTTCTTAACAAAGCCCAACTACTAGCAGAATCTGTTATTTCTACATACGGTTCTATGTTTTCAATTTCAGATATGGTTAGTTCCTTATCTTGTATATCTGTTGGTTTCCACAACTGATTATATAATGGTTCAAACCTTGAAGCTTGTTGACTAATCTTATACAAGTCTTTATTAAGTTCTTGCCATTTTTTATATAGTGTTTGTTCTTGCACACCCATTGATTTTAAGAGGTCAAGATTTTCTATAAACTTTTTTCGTTCACCCTCAAAATTAAATTCAGGGATATCGAAAAATTTATTTGTTAAGTTCAATATTATAACCTTTCCATATATAGAATATACGAAATTTTTTCACTAAAGTCAAGCTTTATTTTTTTATGTTCCAGAATTAACAATTAAATCGGTTTTTACGATTGAAGCCCTTTCAAACTTATATGGTTTAACATCAATAGATTCAAGAATATCAATACGATTAACGTATCTTTTATTCATTGTATCTCTAACTTGATATACACCATCCTTACCATCAGTTCCTTTTAATAGAATGAAGTCACCGTAATCTAACCAACCGCCCCAACGTTTTAAAAGATTTCTACTCACCGCTATGAATTTGTAGTTAGAAGCTTCTCCAACTTTTATACGCGTACCATCCGCGAGAATGTTCGGTGTAGAATCAGTTTGACGTTCGACTGGTTGATACATAGTTACAGTCACATCCATTCCTTCTGTTTCATACTCATTCAACTTTCCTGACAGTCTTTTATTTTCATCTATCAGGGATTGCAGTTGAATATTTTTATCATTCAAGAATTTTGTTGATACTATACCATTGGCGTAAGTTACCAACACAATAGCTACTCCTAAAAATATTATATTTATTTTTTTCATAGTTACTTCTTTTCCTTGTTCTTTTATAAATATCTATTAATTATGTAAAACCACATTAATTTTTGTGGAGCTGGTGGGATTCGAACCCACGTCCAGTCTATTTTCTTCAAAGAGTCATTCACAGCTTAGTTGGATTCCAAATTCGGTAGTGTACCAACAAACCCACCATAGACCAATTTACTCAGATTGGTTTAACTGATATTTCTTTATACTCTAATACAAAAGAGTTGGTGTCTAACTTTTTTTATAATCGAGTGTTAAACAACTCAATAACTTATGCGTTTGCGTAAGTTGGTTGGGAATCCAGTATAGGTTCAACAAAATTGTCAAATCCCATTTCAGTATTAGCTAAATGCCAATCTATTTCCAACCCTTGTAGCGATACATCGCCATTTTGGTTTTGTGAGTCTTTTGTTACGAGACATACTCAATCTCTGCTGCACTCTGTTGTTGAATAACATCTGTCGATACCAATGTCAGCCCCAATCTTCTTCACTATTATATTCATCATAGTCATCTATTAAAGCTCTGATAAGTTCAATATTTTCACTTACCATATCCCAATCTTCTGAGTCTCTTGCTTCTTCTAAATTGTGTAGTACTTCTTCTAAATCCATAGTAAACCTCGTTTATATCTAAATATCACATACAACATTTTTTATACTTTTTTTCACTACCACAAGAACAAGGGTCATTTCTACCTATCTTGACTTCATTAACTATAGTGGTTATCATTTGTCTATCGTGAATAGTCATACCATTAAGATGGTCTATCTCGTGTTGTATACAGATTGCTTCAAGCAATCTTAATTCTTCTTCTTGTCTGTTAGAACTTTCTTTTTCCCAACTACCTTTCCCAGCACTTGGGTTTTCTGTTCCACTAAAGTATAACTCACCTTCTTCTTGTTCCGTAGTTATAACTATATTCTTATATCTTTTAGTGTTAATACCTTTACCCTTATAAGACAGACATCCCTCATAGTATGGAACTTCATCCCATTGTTTAACAACTGTAGGGTTGATTAATATGATTGGTTCTCGAACATTAACAACAGCAACGCTGGCATCAATACCCACTTGATTAGCCGCCAACCCAATACCATCTTTTCTTTCTGCGAGAATTTTAAATAGTTCAGTAGCGATTCTGTTGCCTTCTTCAAGTGAAACGTCTTTTAGTTTTTTGTTTATTACTGGATTGTCTTCTTTAAGACAATTAATTACTTTATTCATATTAACTGTACCAAATATTTATTTAATGTTTTACAAGTATCACACCAAACAGCCTTCATCGATTTATGTTTTGGGTGCATAGTTAAATGGTCTTCTATATAATTACGAACTGATATCATATCTTCAGCATTATATTGATACAATAAATCTCGTGTAGAACCATTTTCTCCACATTCAAGACATTGGCCATTCTCCTTAATTTTTTTATCTTTTG